GGATCTACGATGTTAGTAGGACGCATCCAGTCATTCCAGAATAGGTCATAAGCTCGAAAATCGAGTATAGAGACAAGAACGTCAGTACCTACGGCTGTACCTGCTGGGATGCGGAGAAAGTCCGCCAGAGTGCGGATTTCGTTGTCTATGGTAGTAACGAGTTTGGCATGTGGCCAAATTTGCGAAGTATCGCCGGAAAGACCTTTTGTGATAAAGGTTTCCCAACCCGTCCAAAGTAAGCGGTAAGGGATAAAGACGTATGCCATCTTTACCAGTAGTTCCGCCATAAGAGGAGCGTTAAGGGGAATTGAGCGAATGAGAGCATTGGTTTTGAGTTTCCCGACATAATCACCGGGTAAACAGTGAAAGTTGAGAATCGGGATAACCTTATTGAGGGGCGCAGTAAAAGTGCGCCCGTGTGTGTGATCGAAGGTATTACGTTTTACATTACCGACATAGCGGATAATGTTATTTTTGATTAATTTTGCCATTTTTATCCTCTTCCATTGAGATTTTGATGATTTTTTTGTAATTGAATGCCTCGTTAATGTGCATTTCCATTACACAGATTGCAGTGAAGTAAATTTGATTGAGAAAAAGTCCTTTCATTTTCTCATCATTTGGGATGGGGGGCATTTTGAAATCCCAGTTGAGTAAATTTTTCAAGTACATGAAAAATATTTTTCCATTTTTAAAATCGACGATGAATTCCCGTCGAGTTAATTTTTCCCCATCATCGTATGCGTAGATCCCCTTATATCTTGACATTGTTATTTCCCCTTTTTATTTATTTTTGTTTACGAAGTAGATTACGATCATTGCCAAAGACTGAATAAGATCAGTCAGTAATTGAGTAATATCCATTATTCACCCCCCCATTATTTTTATTTTTGTTTCCAGATAAAGCTCGCGGGCTTTGCCCACGGCTATTCTCTGATTGTCGATGGTCGCATTATTCGCCAGTGCGCCGTCGGTGATTGCTGACTTAATGTTATCTTGAGCGACTCTGATCGCAAGCTGTCGTTTTCGTTTCCACTCCAGCCGGAGAGCTTTAGATATAAGCCATTTTTCTTTTTGGACTTGGTACGCTCCGCGAGAAGTTGCAGTTTCCATTGTAGGCTGTTTAACAGCCGTTTCGGCAAGTTTTCTTTTATAGTACTTCGGCCAATTAACACGCCGGCCGGCGTGGTAGAAGGTAAGTTCATGTTGTACACCCCCTTTCTTTAAGTGATCGCGATAGTAACGATACCCTATCGCAGGTTTTTGAGATGTGAGGCTGAATTCAGGCTCAAGGCCAACCGCTTCATAGAATGCGGTATTATCTTCACCCATTAATTTTTTGCGCACATATTTTGCGCAGTATCCTATTGATTTATTGTTAACGTCTCCGACGTTTATGTTGCCCCGAGGTTGACCTGTGCGCTCATCGCGCCAGTATTTTGCATATTGACTATCGGGGCGGAGATTATTATTGCGAAGTAGTTTTTCGGTTTCGCGCGGATCGAAGCCGAAAACGATAGCATGATAGTGGGGACGGCCGAAGGTATCGCCATACTCACCCACAGCATAGTAAGAAATTTTTCTACACCCATTTACTTTTCGGCGTAGATGCGCGCGTAGCGCGCGAAAAAATTTTTGGGGGTGAGTTTTGTTAAGAGATTCTGGACATGATTCTTCGTTGTAAGTAAGCGTTAAAAAGGACGCTTCGTCCCAGTAACTGAGTTCGTGGCTCATACGTATGACCCACTCGTTTGATTTTTGAATCCGGCATCCCAGACACCGCCCACAAGGGGCGGGTGGCTGGAATTTCGTAATTGGAAAGTTGCATGCCATTATTGTAACCGAACTCCACCGCGAATATCGTATTTACGATTAAGCGGAAGAGTGAGAGAAGCTCGTTTTTTAAATTTTGATTTGTAAGATCGGCGCATTAATTACCACCTACTTTCTTGCCAGAAGGTGTGTAGATTTGTTTTAAATTGGCCTTGGTACCAAGTTTATCGAGATATGACGACCAAGGGATATTTAATGGGCCCTTGGATATATCGAATTTTTCAGTGAGGCGCGAAACGAAACGTTGACCAGATGGAAAAAACCCGCTTTCCCTTGAAAGCATATAAGGATTTTTAGTAGCTACGGATAGGTCATGAGCGTTTAACGCATTTTGTATTTGTTGACCTCGCGTAGCAGTTTCTATTTGTGCGGTACTTGCACGAGTTTGTTCAACCTCGGCAGCTACCTTGGTCATTTGTTCAGAAATGAGTTTATTTTGATTCATGGATATGGCGGTATCCGCAGTGCGTTTAAATGAATCACCGATATCAGATTGTGCGGGTTCGCCAACCCTAACGGTTGCAGCAGATGCAGGTTGGCCAGCGGCGAGGACAGGGGACAGCCCCGCCGCCTTAAGATCGGCCACTCTGCGTTGTATAGCATTATCCTCGCGTTCGCGAGTAAGTTGATTGTCTTTTGCTTGTTGATCATATGCCTTAGCTTGATTAGATGTATTCCACAAAGATGATGCGGCACCGACAGCACCGATGGCAGCTGTAACGGGATCGATTGGGGGTATCATAGTACACCCCCGAGGGTGAGTTGATGATGAGGATTTTCATCGATTTCATTATTTTTTATCGAAAGTAAGGCACGCCAATTTTTAGCTAATGAATTATAGAAAGGTTTCATAGCTATAGGTGCAGTAGCCTCTAAGTCCTCGTAGCGCTTAATGTTTTCTTCTACAGTTCGGATCATTTTTTCCCCCTTAAACTTGGTACCAAGGCCAATTTTTTTGTGTGGTCTGGTGACCACGTGAGACATTGTGTAACAAGAGAGACACAATGTCCAGTAGTTTGGCCCCACCCCAATGAAGGGGTAGGGCGATGAAACCAGCCTATGCCGTGGTCGGCATAACGGCTGAGCCACCGGCTGCAGCCGGTGGAGTATCTTTTTGTTTTTTAAGTTCCTGAATCTTGACATTTAGCTTTTCTTGTGTTGCTTCGCTTGTATTTATCGCGTCGTTTAATTCGTCACGTTTTTTTTGAGCGTCAGCAAGATCAAAGCCTTTTTTATTATGATCAAGCATTTCAGGGACATCATTGACAGATGTATGTTGATATGAGTAGTCAGCCGACGGAGTCGGGATGACTTTGAGATTTTTGAGATCGATGGGAACACGTTCCCCTCGTATGAATTTTTTTATGATTGCATTGAGAGGTACAGATGCAGAAGCATCGACCAAGGGTTTTAACCGTCGAGGGACGGTAGGTTGATGTAGATGAGTTTTATGTTTTTTTGGTAGGAGTAAGTATTTCATTTTTTTTCCTTTCTTTATTTGAGTGTGTATTCCTCGTCGAAGCGAGGTAAGGCGCGCATGACGTACATGTCATGAACCATTTGAATGAGTAGAGGATCAGAAAGATCGGGGTCAGTAACAACCCACGCTCTTTGATCGATGTCGTTTGTAACAAACGCTTCATCGAGTAGAGGGAGTGAGGAGAATTGACGGGTAAGGTTCCAGTAATCATAGACTGTGCGCATTTGCCCATGAGTACTTGATTGAGTTTCCATATAGTCGGCATATTGGCGTTGATATCCCCATGGATCGCCATTGGCGAAATCAGGGGTAACAACTGAGGCAGGCTGTAGGAAGGCTTCCCGGTTGAAGACAGTTTGTTCGCCCACGAGGCCAAATTCCGGGAAAGCATAGGAGATGGCTTGATCGCGCACGAAGTCGCGAGGTAAGCCATTTTGATAGAGACTTGGAGTTTGGAACCACATGACACCCATGAGGATTCCATGTTCTTGAGCAGCATAGGACACATTTCCGGATGACATCCCGGTGATTCCGTGTCCGCCCATGGTTGCGAGTGGGGTTTCTTGATCTACAGTTTGAGAGGTCTGTAATACCTCACTGAACACCAGTGAAGATTTGAAAACGCCCACGATTTCGGGGCGTTGAAGCCTAGAGTCTGCGGGAACAAGCCCGAAGAACCCAGAGATTAAGGACGAGTAGTAACCCATAGCACCAAGACCGACCTTCATGGCTTTTTCTCTCCAGCGTTGTAATGCTGAGAGTTGACGGAGTTCTTGGATTGAAACGGCAGATGCAGCCGAGAGATCTGCGGTTAAATTGGCCTCAGCCTCAGAAGCAGCAATTTCTGCGCCTACATTGGAACCAAATTTATACGTTACAACAGAATTAGCTACCCCCCATGGATTTGAAACATAACCAGATGCATCGTTAGCTATACCAAAATTTGATGCAGCGCCATCGTCAAACGTAATGGATTGATTATTTGTCGTGGCTGTCATCGGGCCAGAAGCAACGATAGGCGCGGACGTACCGAGATTGATTTCGACGCCGGTGCCAGCCTGAGGGCTTAAGAACGCCGAAGTTAGGTAATCGTTGGCCCAGAAGGATGGGAGCAGATCGGTGTTAGAAGTTGTGTCTTCGCCACCGGCGAGAGAAAGAGCAACAGGATCTACGATGTTAGTAGGACGCATCCAGTCATTCCAGAATAGGTCATAAGCTCGAAAATCGAGTATAGAGACAAGAACGTCAGTACCTACGGCTGTACCTGCTGGGATGCGGAGAAAGT